TTCTGACGGTGAAGTGAAAGAAGTTGCCCGTCCAGCTTTTCCTGATTTTCTTTTTGCTTTTTTGCTAGATTTTCCTGTCTGGTCAGTGCGCTTCCGGTTACTCCGCCCAGCTCCTTGTATGTCTTTTCGGATGCCTCCATCTTATCTTTGGCTTCTTTCACCTGTTTCGATGTAGCCGTCTGATCTTTGATTAAGGCCTCGTACCCTTTTTTCGCTTTCTCCCATTCGACTTTAGCATTTGCCAAATCCTCTTGATATGTAGTTTCTTGTGTTTCCTGTCTGTTCTCAACTTCCAATTGGGTATTGATTTCTGACAAGACATCTTTTCTTGCGTTTGCCAATTCATTCTTCAGGTCTTCGATACGCTGTGCCTGAACCTTCATTTCGGAACGGTTGTTCTCTTTCCTTGCCAGATTATAAGCCCATTCTGCACTTTTTATTTGTTGTTCCAAAGATTCGACTATAGCCTGTTTTGACTGTGTTCTGGATTTTGAAACCTCTTCATTATATGCCTTCCAAAACCCAGTCAAGTCATGTATATGACCTTTCTCATCGACATACTTCTTAAAGAGTACAGGATATAGTTTCTCAATGTCTTTTAAGGCTTTAAGTTTAGTGGTCTCGGCTTCCACCTCGCTATTAATGGTGCTAACAAGACCTTCCAAAGTACGTTTCCGATCTTCTTCGTCCGTGTCGAGTTTTTCTATTTTCTTGTTGTACGAGTCCAAAGCACGTTCAGCAGATGTTGTGCTGTCGGATAATGCCCACATGGCAGCTCCAAGCCCTACAACTGCCGTTGCCAATAACACATACGGATTAGTAAGCATGACAGCGTTCAACGCTTTTTGTGCTGTTGTCTGCAAGACCAGCCATCCGTAGTGGGCACGTTCCGCTACAGTCAGGGCCGCTATGCCGGAGGTTTGAAGCGACTGAATGGCTGTTACGACCATGACTGCAACCCTGTATGAACCGTATGTAGCAACAAGTCCGGTCAATAACCGACCTACCTTCTCATAGTTCTCCACCAGATAAGACATGCCGGACAAGGTCTTGTTGATGACACCCTCGTTTTGTTTTCCGATTTTATTGAACATGGTGTCAATTGCATCTTCGATATTGCTTATTTGTCCGGTAATGGTTTTGGATTGTGCTTCCATCAGACCGCCGAATTTGCAGCCTTCATTGGTCATGGATTCAATGGCCTTCTGCACTTCGGGGAATCCTACTTTTCCTGCTGTCACAAGTTCGCTTACCTTGTCTTTGGTTACTCCGAATTGTTTGGCAAGTTCATCGGCCAATGGAATTCCACGTCCCATAAACTGACGTAGGTCCTGTGTGAAGAGCCTTCCTTGTGTCATGGTGGTACCATACAGCCAGACCAGATCGTTCAAAGGGATGGATAGTCCTGCCGCGATATCCCCAAGCCGGACAAGCGTATCATTCACATCTTTAGCCTCCGTACCATAGGCTAACAGTTGTTTCGCACCATTGGCTACATCCTGAAGGTTAAATGGAGTGATGGCGGCGGTACGTACCAGTTGGGACATTAGTGTGTCCGCCTGTCCCTTGTTTCCAAGCATTGTCTGGAATGCCACTTCAAGCTGCTGGAACTCGCCACGTACACGAGCTATGTCACTGATGAGCTGCTGCGCTCCAAGACTGATTCCGAAAGTGGCTGCGGCCGTGGTCAGTCTTCCGAATATCTTCTCAATACTCAGCCCGCTTTCTTCAATTTGTCTTGATGTGTTGCGTACTCCGTTGCGTGCTTCCTCTAGCTTGCGTAAAAAGTTGGAGTTATCCCCAGTTATATCAAAATGCAATCCAGCCATAGTCTTTTCGATTTGATGGGTATCATGTGCATTGACATGACATTTGTTCTATTTTTCTTGTTATAAAATTATAGACCCCGTAATTTTTTTGACCGATTATGAAAATATTGTTCTGTTTTTCCGATTCATTCCTCAAGCAGGGCTTTGATACGTTCCCTGTTCTTTGGATTCCCGGCATCGATTATTTCTTCTGAGCCAGATATTCCGAGTTGTTTCATTTCGTCAGAGGACAGATATACAGTCGTGATGGCATCAGCCATTAACATCCTTAGATTGATATAGCTGATGCCCCATACCACATAATCAAAAGTCCATCCGTATCTTTGGCAGGCAAAGTCTATCATTGTTCCGTAGGTGCTGTTGCCTCCGAATGAGATACTGCTATTGTCCTTTTTTACTTTGGCTATCCGTTTTCTTTCCGTATTTTCTTTGTCTATTCCGAAATGCCGCAGGAAGGTATCCATATTATCACTTGTAAGAATGAGAACCAGTATGGTAGCAAGTTCCTCCTCAGAGAGTGTTCGGGAAAACAATTTTGTACGCTTATCCACCTTGCTATTGTCGAACAAATCGTTCTTCCGGTTGAACGTGGAGTAGGAGAGTATGCGGCAGACAATATCACGTTTCGTTTTGCAGATCCTTATGGCTTCCATATAAGGATTGGTGGAAACAACCTGTTTGCTTATTTCGAGGGAATCAAATAATCTGGCCAAAAGATACATTTTGCCGAGTGTGACGGGATGGATAAAGAAAGACCGCTTGCCAACGGTAAAGCCGGCAGGTCTTTCCATGATGGCGTCGGCCACATCCATCTCAATATTTCGCTCTTTGTCATTCATAAATCATAAATTTGATGCAGGTTTATCCTCCAACCTGTAAAGGACGTCTTTCCGTTTGCCTGTTCTCTGAATGGAAAATTATCATCCGGCAGAAGTGTACACCGCGTTTACTTCAACTGTTTCCCCATCTTTAACAGTAGCGGATGTCTGTGTAGGCAGTGTTTTTCCTTCGATATCTTTATATATGATTGTCACAAGACCGGCTTTTGTGGTAATTGAAGTACCGCTATGATGCCAGTCCGTTTCTGTAGATAATTTCCACATGCCGGCTCCGCCATCATCTGTGATGATCACTCGAAGGCTGCCGGCACCATTAAAATTTACGACTTCGAATTTTACCTGATTGCCGGTCTTAGGTTTCAATACGTCAGCGGTATATTTCCACTTGGTGCCATTATCTGTGTCGTATGTATCCTCCAAGGACAACACGCTTCTGTCGATTATGATACCTTCAACAGTTTTGTCTTCAGGCTGGAGCTTGACAGCGTATTCACCTGTAATCACACCATCTGTATCTTCCACCGGTTTTCTACGGCCTTTGCCAGCCCGGATTTCAAACTCAAACGTATAGGTGTTTGCCGCATACTTGACAGCCTCGTTTTCTCCACCTTCAATCTTGGCCTCTTTCTTCGCACCTTTTGTAGGTGTCAATTTTGTAGAGTTCTCGACAGGTGTCGGTATATCAATCCAAGATGAAGGAGCTTCTCCGCTGCTTTGCAGCTTTCCAATTTTGATAGTACATTTTCCCCAAGATAATTCCATGATCTTATTCGTTATTGAATGAATATAATAGTTTATTGTTAATGAAGTGCTCGTTCTTTCCGTTCACTTCAAGCACCCTTTGTTTATTCAGCGTGAAGCGGTAGCTTTCTCCATGCCCTGTTTCCAATACTTGGATAGCGACTTTGCAAAGTTCTCTACAGCGTGCATCATTCATTTCCGCCTCGCCATTACGGATATTGTCCTTTACATAAATGTTCACATTCACGAAAGCTTCCTGTATCTGTCCGCTTCCATTTTCAAGGATTGATATGACTATATCCTCCCTGTCAGAGTTGGATGGTCTTTTTGATGCCTTGCAAAGTTTTCCGTTCACGACTTTTTCCAAAAGGGAACCTTTGATGTGTTTGTAAATATCATCTTTGATTTCAATATCAGACTTCATCATGATGCAAGTTGCTTTTTCAGTTTACTCATCATTCCCGGTAGTTCCTTTCTTGCAAACAGTTCGGCGGATGCAAGTACATTCTTATTTTCCATTGCTTCCACAAATTCAGCATAGTTCATTCCGGCTACTACAACAAGTGCGTAGCCATTCGCGAATTTTTTAGACAATTCCTCAATAAGTGCTTTGCCTTTCCTGACTCCCTCATTACCTTGTCGTACTTGTGTGAAATCTGAGTATTCAAGTATTTTTCCGTTGTGGATGATGGCATAGCCAATCGAACTGCGCAAGTTTCCTGACCGGTCATACCAGCTTATCTCCTGCGGTCTGTTCCTTGCTTCGATCACACACAATTCTCCAAGGTAGGAGAGGGCGCGGACAGTTAACACTTCAACACGTTCTTTTTCCTTATTGATAAGGGTGTCTATCCGACTTGCAGGTGTCGTCATTTTTATACCCATAGTTTCGCATATAGTTGATAACGATGAAACCCTTTGACCTCACATTCTCTAACGATATCTCCTGACAGGAATAACTTCACACGATCTCCAACAGTAAATTCCCGGCATTCAGCATCAAGACGTATCGTGGCTGAATAGGTACGGACTGCTCCGTCCTCAAATTGCTTTTGTTCAGCTTTTCCGGCCGGAACATTCCGGCATGGGATATCACCTTCCCATCGGCTTTCACCCTGGTGGTAATCGCCGTTCTTGTCTTCGTAACCGGGAGCGGTAATAAGATATTGCAGCTTATGTGGTCTATCATCAAGTATCATGATTATTTTCCTATATAGACTATCGGTTCACCAATGTTTTTTTCTGTTTCGCCTATTGAATTATAGATGCCGTTGGCTAACGTCAGTATATTATCCTTGTCAGATAGACTTAAGGAAACATCTCCTTCTGTAAAGTTGGGCATCTGAATCAGGCTCATGAGACAGTCGGCCACAGCACCTTTGAACGGTTTGCTTTTAAGAATGTCGATGGTGCATATTTCATTTCCGTCCAGACTTCTTTCAAGCAAACGGTTTTCAAAGAAGCCACTACTTAATTTGTAGTGGACTTCATCTTTCAATGCTTGCAGGACCGTTTTCATACATTATTCAGATTTGTGTGATTCTACTGTGGCTTTTAAAGTGGCTTCATCTTCATCGTTCAGTTCGTTGACACGGGCGATGATCTTTTCATCGGCAGATTTCGCAGTCAGCTTGCCACCAGTTATCTTGTTAAGCTCCTGAACGAACTCCGTTTTTTTGTAGGTATCTCCCCAGATGGTGACTTTCACATCTGTTGAATCTTGGGCCTCCTTTTCTGCGTCAACAGTTTGTGCATCGGTGATATCCTGATAATAAATCTGGTCTACTCCTTCAATCACGGTAAGCGCAAGCATCTGTCCAGCGGTAGTTTCCACCAAAGGGTTAGCGGTTCTGAAACGGCTGATAAGTTTCATCTCATCAACTGTGGTATAAACCACTCCTTCCACCGGGCTTGTCTTTTCTGCTAATGTCCCCCAGACCAAACTGCCGACATTTTCGGTAGTCAGATAAACCAAGCGGTTTGCGTTCCACGGTTTGTAAGCCTTGCGTACACCGTTTTTCTCATAAATGATCGAACGGTCAATCTTCAGGAATCTGACACCGTTATATTGGTCGGCGAAAGCCTCGTCAAACAATGATGAGGTAGGAGTGGGCAGCGAGGTATCACTGTCGAAAATCTGCCCTCTGTATGTGGCGGCGAGTTCTTTGGCTCCTTGTGTCTGGCGCAGTTTTTTGTAGGTTGACAGGGCGATACAGATGACTGATATGGAATTGCCGTCTCCGTCAGCTGCGGCGAGCACACGTTCTATGTCATCCAAGGTTATCTCGCCGGGAGTGGTCACACCAAATCCGTTTTTCGGCAGGTAACCGAAATTGACACGCAGTGCTGTTCCGACATTGGTCAGATCCTCAACCGCTACAACCCCCTCGCATAAGGCTGTCAGAAAATTCGCCTCATTGGATTCGTCCAGCCCGATGGAGCAGAACAAAGGGTCTTCCGTCAGTTTGGATGCTATTTGTGTCCATTTTGCACCCTGGGCCTTCATGATGTTGATGGTATTGATGTCGGATTCTTCCATTACACGGGAGATACCCTGTTTGGGCAGTGTGCCGCTGGCATGGGCCAGTGAATCACGCTTCTTGATGGGAAGCGGAGAGTTCATGGAAACGGTGTCCGCTCTTACGTATGTGGTATCGACAGATGCGCTGGTCCATTTCTGGTCAGCGGAATATACTTTACGTAACATGGTCTTATGCAAGTAAGTGCGTTTTTTTGCACCATTGCGCTCGCCTCTCTCTTTTTCCACGATATTCTGTAACTTCGGGAAAATACGCTTGGATAAATCTGCAAATTGTGATGCAATCATTTTATTTTTCCTCCTTTATTTTTAATCGTGCATGAAATATAATGAAGGCAGTGCGGTCTTCAAGGCAGCTTTGATACTGTCAATAGGGTAGGGCAGGGCCTTGTCGTTGATCTCTCCGTCATATTGGATGGCTCCTCTTGCATCACTTGCAGGTGTCGTGCGCACCCATATTCCAGCATATTCGTAATTCTCAGGAAGTGAGGAATACGCATTATCTGACACGGGCATGGGCTTGTAGTCATATTCATCATTTGTACTGCGGATGATAATATGTCCGGCTTTTACATATTTTTCATTGAAGCCTTCCATGTTCAGAGAGCGGCCACCGATAATTCTTCCACCTTTGCGACGGATAACCACTGAATCCATTCCGGTCTCAAACGATTCAAGCTCGTTTGACAAATTTACTGTTCCTGGCATTGTCCTTTACTTTTTTTGATGCGGTTAGAAGTTATTGACAATACTGTCAATTTCTGCATCCGTTAATAATTCAATTTCTTTATCAGGCTTTCCTGTTCCTGCCGCAGGCGGCGTTCCCAATGTGGAGAGGCCGGCATCGGCACGTTCCTGGTTGTAAGCCTTTAAATCCTCTTCGACTTCAGATAGAAACTGTTCGAACTCCTCGTCATTCTCAAAGTTCATTTTAGAGAAGCTTTTTAATGTGCGGTTGCCGAATGTGCCTGTATCTTTCAAGAGACTTTCAAGTTTGCTTTTGCGCAAGGAGCTGGTCTTCTCTCCCTCCAATGCAGCAAATCGGGCATCCTGTTGTTCTCTGTAAGCTTTGAACCATGCAGGCTCTTCGTCCTTGTTTTCCTCTTTGTCTTGGGGTTTCTTCTTTGAAGCTGGTTTCGGAGTATCATCCGGAAAGTTGTCATTCGGTTCATCGTCCGGTTCCGCTTCGGGGTGGTTTTTCTTCCATTCGTCAAGCAGACGGTTGGCTTGCGACTGGCCGAAAGTGAGGTAGGGGAGAACCGCTTCGATCTTTTCGTCAATCTCTGCGTTTACATCCTCTTCGGAGGCATCTTCTTGGGATTCAAGGTTATCGGCAATCTTGGCGGCGATACCCTTTAATTCCTTTGAGTTGAACCCTAACGCCTTCGCTTTAAGTTTCAACTTTACAAAAACTTGTTGTCTTCTGTCCATTGTAGAATGAATTTTAAGTTATTAGATAAAATAGTCTGCACGGTAAACGTATGCCAGCAGACTATTTCCGTAGAACTTAAAAACACTCTTAGAGCAATGAGCTTTCATGTCCTGTTGTGCTATAATGAAACGGGTCACAACGTGGCGTACATCTCCATACGCTATTCATATGCAAATATACTAATTTATTTGAATATCAAATAAATTAATCTGTTTTTTTTAGATAATTAGCATTGTGAACTATCGCTATTTGGGTAAATTCAATCTTATATAGGCTCACAGTGTTTCCAAGAATTAATTAAGTTCCTCCTTTGTGGTGTAGGTCGTGACCTTGCCTTCCCTGTATTGTCTGCGACCTTCTTTGAGCCTCTCTTCAAGCTCTGG